GTGCTAAATAACCGATACTATTCAGCTTTTTGGAGACAGGCGTTTAGAGCACATTACATCGGCATACCTGATGACTCAGACAACACAGGCGATTATATAGTGTTAACTATCAAAGAGATTGCAACTCGCTGCCAGCGGTCACCTAGAACCGTTTCCAGATGGATCTCGGTACTCAAAGAGGATTTTGAAAAGGAACTAGAAAAAAGAGAATTGATCCCGCCCGTCGAACACTAACAAATTTCAAAAAGTAGTCACGTTGAGTGACTAAGTTCTAAATCAAAAACATGAAAACAACGTGGCAAAAAAGAAAAACCGAGGGCGACCGACCTCCTACACCTATGAACTTGGGATGGAAATATGTCTATTACTATGTGGAGGCGACGATGGAGATCCGCAAAGCCTAACTACAATTTTAAAAAACAAAAAGTTTCCAAGTAAGACCACAATTTTGCGATGGGTTTTTGATGTCAGAGATGAATCATTTAAAGATTTTCGATACCAATACGCGCTTGCAAGAGCAATGCAGGCGGAGCTTTACGCCGATGAAATAATCGACACAGCGAAAGATCGGGCAAAGGATCAACCGTTACCAAACGGGAAGGGCGGATACTCATCCGATACAACTGGCATCCAACGTGATAAGTTAATTGTGGATGCGCTAAAATGGGTCGTTTGCCGACTACTACCGAAGGCGATAATAGAAACAGTAGAGACACCAAAAGATCAGTTACAGCCGTTAACCGTTCAAGTCGTAGATAACGATGAGCCTAAACCTACCTAGTGATTTAACTCTCACGCGGTGGCAGGCGGAGCTAATCAACGATCGAACTAGTAATACTCTATACTGTCATGCCGGCGTGGGTGCGGGTAAGACATTTGCGTACGTTTTAGATCATGCTCAATGGGTGCTAGAAAATAAGGCTTCCGCGCTTAGTTGGTGGCTAGAACCGACTCATATACTAATTTCAAATGCAGCAGTTCCCGAATGGCGAAAATATTTTAATCTTAGAAAATGGGTAGATGGTAAGCACTACCGGATCTTCGGTAGCGTACCGCAAAAAATAGAGATTTATCATGGGATGGGTACTCATACTATTCAGTTCCTAAGTGCGGACAGGCCGCAATATTTAGTAGCTGCAAACATTGGGCGGCTAACAATAGACGAAGCCGGATCGATTAAAGATGATGTGATTATCTATGCATCGCAACGGCTAAGAGATGGCGCGGCTAACTATACGCAAGCGGGCATACTCGGCGCACCGCAAGGGATGAATCATTTTGCAGACAAAGCAAATTTTGAGGGAATACGAAAAAACGGCGATATAGTAGAGCGATCATTTAGAGCATCTACATACATGAACGCGCATAATTTATCACCTGATTTTATACCTCGGCAGTTAGCGAACTACGGCACTAATAAAAATAAGGTGCTGAGCTGGATATACGGATATTTTACTAACTTTTTTGAGGGTTCAGCATATCCCGATTTTCAAGACGACGATATTAAAGAGTGCTCGGCGCATCCATCGAGCTCGCTAATTTTAACATGGGATAACAACGCGCCGCTTGCGTGGGTCGTAGGGCAAGAACGATACATAGAAACCCAGTTTGCTGGTCGGCAAAAAGTCATGGCATGGTGCGAGGAATCGCGCGGTAATGCTCGATTAATAGTTGATGCCTGTGTGGATTTTATTGCTAGATTCTCACCTCAAAAAGGTTGGAAGCAAACGCCGATAATTGTTAATGGCGATGCAGCTTTGCACAGTCCATCAGTCAGGCAGTCAGGCAGTGGCTACGAAGAAATTATCAGCACTTTGCGGCAATATTACGACAATGTTTTTTTGATTGCCTCACGACATAATCCGCTACAAGAGGTGAGGGTCGAGGCAATGAACAAAGCATTTTCGTATCGAAAACAAATCATCTCGCCTGAGTGCAAGAAATTAATCAGTAGTATTCAACGCACGAATTGGAAGATCGGACATTCGAGAGAGTTATCAAAACCATCTGGCGAGGATGTGAACTCATACAGCGATGCAATCGGATATCACATAACCCAATGGGTGCAGTCAGAAATAATAGCGTCATCAGCAAACCCGAAACAATCGGGCATTAAAAAGGTAATTTACTAATGCATAGTTTTTATTTACATCCGGATTACGAGGCACTAAGAAGTACGTGGGCTAAGTATCAAGATTTTTACGATGGCGATAACGAGCGAATGAAGAACTATCTTATTCGTTTTGCGCTTGAGGATGAATCACCGGACGGCAAAGCCGCATGGAATCAGCGCAAGAATCGTACATTCTACGTTAATTTTTGTGAGCCGATCATATCCATTTGGGTGTCGATGCTATTTAAAAGATCGGTAGATACCTCAGAAGTAGCAGATATTTTCACAGACCAAGAGCTGGACAATATCGATGGTGAAGGTAACTCGATCAATACTTTTATAAAAAAGTGGACTACTCAGTATCTACTGCTCGGCAAATCTTACGCGTTCGTTGACTCACCTAATGTCTTAGTTAGGAATCAGGCGGATGCTAATAGCGCAGGACTAAGGCCGTACGGACAGATTTGGTCACCTACCGAAGTACCGGACTGGCAAAAAGAATCAATCAACGGATCTCACATAGGAAAGTTCACATCGATTCATGACATGCGCGTAGAGCTACCACTAAGAGCTAGTTTATCGCATCAGCCGACGCTGCAATTAGTCCGCAGATCATTTTACTTAAAAGATGGCGCGTTCACGATGCAGCGATTCATTGCGAAAACTCAAGATTCAACCGCTAGTAGTACAAAGCAAAGTGCGGTGATGCTCTTTTTAAGCGGCGCTCAGAATACAACTCAATGGATTCCAGACGGCGAAGAAAAATCAATTAGTGAGGTCAGCGAAATACCAGTTACGATTATGGAAGATCGATCATGGTTAGCTGAGGTAATCCCGCAAGCGCACCGGTACTATAATCTAGATTCTAATCACGATAATATAATTTACTTTAATGGCTATCCGCGATTAGCGATCAGCACAAATCAATCTATGGCATCGATAATGCCCGCTAGTGAATCAACTGTAATGAAGTTACCCGAAGGTTCAACACTAACACAAATATCAAGCGATGATCCCACGGCATCAGAAAAGAATCGAGCCGAGGTTAGAAACATGATCTTTAGAATCGGGCTAAATCAGATCAGGCAATTAGACGGAGGTAGTCAGGCGGTGCAAAGTGCGGACACGATACGACAAGAAAAAGAATTTACAGTAGCACTGGCAAAAGAAACAGTTTTAAACATACAGCAAGGGGTTAATTCATTTGTTCAGCATTGGGCCATGTTCAGAAAGAAAAAAGATTATGCTAACACTATCAAACTAAATACTGACATTGGAACGGATGATGTTAATGAGTTCATTCAACTCTATAACGCGTTCGCAACTAAAGTGGGTCAATATCCTGAAACTTCAAAAGCAATGGATAAAAAACTAATAGAGAAAGTAGGATTAAATTCAGAGGATACATCAGCAATCTTTGATGAGATCGACAATGCAGAACCGGCTGAGACTAGCCAAACACAACGAGCAAATATTCTAAATAGTTTCGTCAATGCCAGATAAGAACGATTTAAAACAAGATGCAATATTAAAAGAGGCAACGAGGGAACGCAGGGTCGGACAATTTGCGCGAGAATTAGAACGATTTTTATCCGCTAATGTTCCTGATCTTTTATCTCAAGTGCAATCCGGAAAAATTACCGCACTGGATACGGCTAATATACTGAACGAACTACCGACGGCGTTAAGACGGGCGGGATTAAATAACGTTATTGATGATGTTGTGAAGGTTTACGCAAGCGAACTAAAGGTTATCAAAAAGCAATTTAAAGCGAGTTTAGGAAAAGACTTACCGTTCAGCGGTATTGATGCACAGATTATTGAGCAGCTAATACAGTTCGAGGTGACCGCAACTGCAAACAAGATCAATACATACGTTGATGACATGCGCGCCGTAGTTTATAGACAAGTAATTTCAGGCGTTCGGCCATCGATTGCTCAGATTGTCGACACTAAAAATAGGGAACTAACAAACCAGATTGAGACTGAACTAAACACTAACATGGCCGGATTTAGTCGGTCAGTCACTCTAAAAAAAGCTGAGGAAATAGGCAGCGAATATTTTTATTATGTTGGCGGATTAATTCCGACATCTCGAGAATTTTGCATCGAGCGAGATAATCAAGTTTTTAGCGCGGAAGAAGTCAGCAGTTGGGACAACGGGCAAGGCGTTCCAGTTATTCCTTACCTTGGCGGATATAATTGCCGACACGATTTAAGACCGGTTACTGAAACCTGGGCGAGAGAAAACGGATTTATTTAGGAGATTAAAATATGGCAAACACAGCGACATTAGTTTCAACATCATCAATTACTATAGCGGGAGTAGATGTAGTCTATGGTTATAGTATAGCGATTGATACAATCAATACTGATTTAACTATCAGAACACCGGTGGCAACAAAGATGATCGGCGTGGTCGGGTGGCTGCATCGAGAAAACGCAGCATATGATTTTTCGTTTAAATCATCTGCATCAACTACATTAGTTACGATTGAGAACGCATCAACAACATCACCAGTTCCGGTACTAATTGGGCAAGGCGTGCTTGTAGTAACAGTACCAGGGGAGGCGTTGATCGTTAGAAGTACCGTAGTAGTCACATCTATGCTCTTGTATGTAATTGAATCAGATCGCTTCTTTTTATAATTACGACAAAAGCTACATTCTCCGGATCTTTAATGGCAAACACAGCGACACTAGTTACAACATCATCAATTACTATAGCGGGTGTAGATGTAGTCTACGGTTATAGTATAGCGATTGATACAATCAATACGGATCTAACTATAAGAACACCGGCGGCAACAAAAATGATCGGCGTGGTCGGCTGGGTGCATGGAGAGAACGCAAGATATGATTTTTCGTTTAAATCATCAGCATCAACTACATTAGTTACGATTGAGAACGCATCAACAACATCACCGGTTCCGGTACTAATTGGGCAAGGCGTGCTTGTAGTAACAGTACCAGGGGAGGCGTTGATCGTTGGAAGTCCGGTAATAGTCACATCTATGTTGCTGTATATAATTGAATCAGATCGCTTCTTTTTCTAATGAGTACAAAAGTTACATTCTCCGGATCTCTAATAGCTAAAGCACTAGAGCAAAATATTAAGGATCAAATAGAAAAAGCTTTGAGTGCTATTACTTCTGACGCTATCTCTACGATATTAAAAAGAACGAGCGAGGGCAAAGATATGGATGATTCTGGATTCCCTCAGTACACAGAGAAGTATAAAAATAGAAAAGGCGGCAACACTATTTTCGGAAGATCGCGCAAAAAAGCAAAGAGCGGCGGGAATACACAAACAAGCCCGCCGAACTTACGACTTACCGGACAAATGCTTGGAGCTATTCGAGACCGATTTAAGAAGATCGCGGGAGGGTGGAGAGCCGAGATATTTATACTTAGTAGCCAGGTAGAAAAAGCACAGGCGCAACACTTCGGTATCAGGCGCGGCGGTAAGATAAAAAATCCTAGACCATTTTTTGGATTTGGCAAAAAGCTAGAAGACTCGATTCGCGAGAAGATGGCGGGCCTAATTGATATAAGGAAGGCAAATAAATGAGCGACGATAAAACAACGATAGAAGAAGATTCGGCAGTTGATGTTAATGCGCTAAAAGCAGAATCAGAAAAATGGAAAAGCAAAGCGCAAAACTACGAGGCTGAAAATGTTAATTTTAAAAAACAGTACGCCTGGTTTGATGGTAGATCACCAGATGAGATCAAAGAGAAATTAACGGATTACGACAACATGAGAAAGGCGCAAGTAAAATCAGGTGATAAGGATTTTGACGCGCTAGTTAGCGAGAAAGTAGGCGAAATGAGATTGTCAGTTCAAAAAGAAATCGATGAACGCGATGGTAGATTAAAAGACTATTCACATAAGCTAAAAGAGTATGAAGTAACTGATAAAGTATTCAGCGAGGCAGCACCATTATTTAATGATGATTGCTTTGATGATGTTCGCTCATACATTCGTCGGTATTGTGATAAAGATGCAGATGGTAATATTTTCATTAAAGACGATAACGGTAACGTAAGATACGCAAACGGATCAGCTAGTCAGAAAATGACAGGCAAGCAGTTTGCGGAATGGTTAGCTTCTCAAAAACCATCTTGGGCCAAGGCTTCAACTCTTACAGGCAATAAGAACTCATCAACGACAATGAAAACGAACGGTGGAACGGCTTTATCTATTGATGAGTTTTCATCAATGGACAGATCAGCGCGGGCAAAGTACGTGCAATCGTTACCCGCAAAAGAACAAGAACAATTTTTTAACTCATTAACTAGTAAATAAAGGATTTATATATGGCAACAATACACAGAGATAAAC